ATCCTGTTTTCTAGGTTCTTTTCGTCGAAGAAGCGATTGAAGAAAGTGTCCATGGTTCGTTTGGTTCGTTGACTTCTTTAGTATACAAACAACTTTAAAAGGTGTCAACTAATCCGCAAAAAAAAAACGCCCCGCGCAGATTCGGAGCGTTTGTTTCCCTTGTCCTGTCTTATCTTGGCGGGGTTTGGCAGGCTGTCAATAAAAAGCCCCTCGGAATGAGGGGCGGGTGTTTTAGAAAATAGCGGCTGCTGCTGCTGTGATTCCTAGAAGGATTAAGGCGGCGTTCAATTTCTCGGTAAGAGTTTGAATCGTTTCCTTTTGGTCGTCAATCAGTGGAAGAGCTTCGGCAAGAATTTCAGCCTTAGTATTCTTCGCGGTGATTGTTGTCATGGGATTAGCTCCGGTTCGGGTTGGTTCGGCAAGTAACGAGCTTGCTTTATTAGTATACATTAAAAAGATCCCCTGTCAAGGAGATCTTCAAAAAAAGATTTACGGCTGTCAACTTTTTACCGGTTGACTTCAGGGGAGCCTTGTCACGAAGTACAAGGGACAGCCTTGGCCGTCCCCTGACCTTATCACCTTTTTATGCTCCTGCAATTCTCCGTGTTTGTCTTCCTGATACCTGACGACCTAATCCTGTATTTGCTCCGGCCTGTCTTCCTGCATTTGCTCCAGCTCCGCCGATTGTGAACCCTGTTCCTTTTCTCAACTTCGGATATTTTTGATCTCTTAATGAAAGCGCTTTTGTTTGTTCGATTTCATTTTTGCCTCGGACTTGAATCGCTCTGACGTTGATCTTTTTGCCTTGCTTAACTTCGCGCCTTCCGTCCTTTTCTTCTGCCTCCTTCATCTTGTTCAATCTGCTTTGGATTTTCCAAGCCCAATTCTTTCTGAAGCTTGAATTGAATGTTGCATCGAATCCGCCGCGTACTCCTTTTCTTTCTTCCTTCAATGCTCTTTCACATGCTTCGATTAAATAGGCAGAATACAAATCAATTTGTTTTCTGTTTCCTTTTGTCGCAAAGATGTCAAAGCATTTTCCTTTGTAGCTGTGTCCGATAACTAATTTCCCATTGAAGAAATAAACGCAAGCGCTAACGATAATTTGTTCATGTGGTTTGACTCTTGAAAAATGCTGATGGCCTTTTTCATCTGTCCATGTCCAATTGATCGCCTCTTTTAATGTTGGATCTTCTATCCCTTCCTCAACTTTTTTTTCAAGTTGGTCTTTTGTAATTCCGCGCTTTAAAAGTTGTTCTTCAAGTTTTGCTTCTGCAACTGCGCTTTCATTTTCGTTCGTGCTGTTGGTCATTCCCAACAACTTAGATAAGAATTGAAACGAGTCGGCCATGTTGTTCGGTTGGTTCTTTTTGAAAAGTGTCAGTGACGAGCTGACTTAATTAGTATACATCTTTATCTATTGGCTGTCAATTATCCTGCGGATGCCATCCCCTTCCTTTTAATCTTAATAAGATTCAGTTTGTTTCAAATTTAATCAGTGCCGTCTATAGTGACAGCATGGCGAAAAAGCCCGCAAAAAAAGCAACTAATATTGAAATAGATAAACGCGTTCATCGTGTTTATGATCTTTTATTACGCGGACATAATAAAACCCAGATCGTCCGATACTGCGCGGAAAATTTCAAGGTTTCACTTCGACAAACAGAAGAATATTTGCAACGCGCTCGCGTTCTTCAATCCATTGATTGTGAAATGGAGCGCCCGCAATTTCTCCTTGCCGCAATAGCACGTCTTCAGGATTACGAGCGCCGAGCTTCAGAAGACAATAATCTTCTCATTGCTATGAAATCTTTGGAGCTTCAAGCCAAGCTCTTACGCTTTGAAATGTCTGTATGAGTTCCCTTATTGAATCGGTCTGTAAGAAAGAAAGTGTCTTTGATTTCATTACTCCGCCAGATCCAACACGTTCGGCCGATATTTTAAAACGAATACAAGCGGATCTTCATACAGGCCAAGCTCGTTTTTTTGAAGATACAACAACGGAAATTCTTGGGCTTTGTGCTGGTTATGGATCGGGAAAAAGTTTCGCCTTGTTTGCGAAATGCGTTCAGCTCGCAATTTTAAATATGGGATATACGGGTTGCGTCTTCGAGCCGACTAATGTTCTTGTCCGCGATATTTTCATCCGGGGCTTTAATGAATTTCTAGAGCAATATGGAATTTCTTACAGTTTCAGGGCGTCACCGTTGCCTGAATATACTTTGCACCTAGAAAAGCCGACGACGCTTCTCTGTCGGTCCTTTGAAAATTACAACAGGATTGTAGGTTTGAATCTCTCTCATGTAGTTTGCGACGAGTTAGACGTTGTAGGACAGGCTATTTGCGAACAGGCTTTTCCCCGAATCCTTGCACGTTTAAGAGATGGAAATGTGAGGCAATTTGCAGCCGCTTCAACTCCTGAAGGTTTCAGGTTTTTTTATAACACTTTCGGAACAGAAGAAGCTCAAGCGCGAACAGATCGGAAGCTTATCAAAATGACCACTTATGAGAATAAGCACCTTCCGAAAGATTTCATCGACCGTTTAGAGTCCAATTTTCAGCCAGCGCTTCTAAAGAGTTATCTCTTAGGTGAATTTGTGAACATAACTCAAGGTTGTGTATATACCCGTTTTTGTAGAGAAAAGCATTTGACAACCGAGATACCCGACTTAACAAATGAGATTATTCACGCAGGAATAGATTTTAATATCGGGAAAATGTCGGGAATCCTCGGGGTTATCAAAAACGAAGAACTCTACATATTCGATGAGATCAGAGCATATGACACCGACGAATTGGGAAAAACTATCCGGGCGAAATTTCCCAGAGCCACGGTTTATGGATACCCTGACGCAAGCGGTTCAGCAAGAAGCACGAATAGCAGCAGAACCGACATCCAAATTCTTGGAAACTACAAAATATATAACCAATCCGGGGCGTCGAATCCGGCTATTGCTGACCGTGTTAATTCTGTTCAAGCATTGTTGGAAAATGGTAAGGGACAAATTCGTTTCCATATTCATCCGCGATGCAAAGAAATGATTAAGTCCTTAGAACTGCAAAGTTACGACGACAAAGGCCAACCTTCGAAGGATTCGGGGCATGATCATTACGCCGACGCTCTTGGTTATATTATTTGGAGGCGCTTCAATCCTTTACATCTAAACGCAGGAAAATCAACAGGTATTAGGATTTATTGATGAGTACAATTAAGATGATGTTCATAACGTCCAGAGGATTAACAAGTGTATAGCGGTTACAACATTTACGAGCATAGAAGGCAGCCCAATGACGGAGGAATCGAACAGCCTTGTCAGGCTTATTTGGATCAGGAGGTTTACTGGGAAATTATTGAAGATTTGCTAACAGGTTCGCAGGGCATCAGGGCGAAGCATCGGAAATATTTGCCGCAAATGGAGCGCGAGGATGAAAGAAGCTACGACCGCAGATTGAGCCGTTCTGTTTGTCCTCCTTATTACGAACGAATAGAAAAGCTATTGGCAGGGATGTTGATCAGAAAGCCAATTCGAACGAATGACGTCCCGCCGCGAATAACAGAAGATTTATTTGATATTGACTTGCAATCTAACGGGCTTTCAGTTTGGGCCTATACCTGTGCAAGAACGATTATTCGCTATGGACACTGTGGCGTTTTAGTCGAGGCCGACAAGAATGGCGGGCGTCCTTATTGGGTTACATATAGCCCTCGGGAAATTCTTGGATGGCGTTCAGAAATTATTGACGGCGCTCGCAAATTTACACAATTAAGACTCTTGGAAAAGGTCATTGAGCCTGATGGCGAATATTCAGAAACTACCGTCGAGCAAGTTCGTCTATTAACTCCGGGCGCTTTTGAAATACACAGAAGGAACAAACAAGGTGAGTTCACTTTGCACGATGAAGGAACGACAAGCCTTTCTGAAATTCCTTTTGCCGTTGCTTATTCCAATAGGGTTAATTTTATGGAGTCGAGGCCGCCCCTCGGTGACGTGGCCCAGTTAAATGTTCTCAGTTATCAAAATGGCTCTGATGTTTCGAATCAGCTCCATATTTCAGCAGTCCCGTTTTTGTGTTTCTTCGGGTTCCCTCAAAGCGCGGAGGAAGTAAGCGCGGGACCAAGTGAAGCGTTAAGTCTTCCAACTGATTCAGATGTGCGCTTTGTTGAACCAGAAGGAAAATCTTTTGATGCACAATTCACACAATTAGATCGAATTGAGAAGCAAATAAACGAGCTTGGGATGGCTGCAATTCTGGGAACTAAATTAAAAGCATCGGCAGAAACAGCAAGGTCAAAAGAAATAGATAGATCACAAGGCGATAGCACGATGAAGGTGGTTGCACAACAGTTACAGGATTTGATTGATAACTGCCTCATGTATCACGCGAAATATTTAAACCTTTCGCAGTCTGGTAATTGTTTTGTCAATCGGGACTTCCTCGGTTCACGTTTAGATCCTCAAGAAATCAACAGCCTTAAGGAGCTATGGACAAGCGGAGCAATTACACAGGAAACCTTATTGAAGCAATTGGAAGCGGGTGAAGTGTTGGGCGATGATTTTGAAATCGAAGAAGAATTATTAGCTGTCCAGCAAGAAGGATTAACAGCAATGGAAGCAGAAGCGCCAATTCCTGAAGCTAACGAAGATGAAGAAGAAGAATCTGCGGAACCTGAAGATGTAGATCAAGAAGACTAAGTAAATGGCTCCTAAAATAAAATCTATTTTCGGAACTGTTGACCGTGGAAAAGTCGGGGCTGAGGTTCCTTATTCTGATCTAATTCCAGAGACTTATTTTCGTAATTCGCTCGACTTAAATCGGTTTGAAAATAAAGTTTCAAAAGAATTGATGCAGTCTTACAACCGGATCATTCTTGATTCGGTTCGAAAGCTTGAAGCAATAGAAAGACTGCCAAAAGCAAGCCAACCCAAATATACGGCGGCTCGTTTACGTTCGTTATTAGCCCAGACGAAGAAAAGTCTTGAAGGTTGGTCAAATAGTAGTTCAAAGGAATTGATAAAAAATCTTGATGGTGTTGCAAAGCTTCAATCTGAATTTGTAGAAGAACAATTAAAAAAAGTTTTACCTGCGGGAATGCGTTCTTCTGTTCGTTCTGTTGAAGTGTCTCCAAAGTTTGCCGAGGCCGTTGTTAAAAATAAAGCGACTGATATAAATGCAAATGTTTTAAGCGATGATTTACAGGCGGCGGTTAAAGGCGTTGATGGATTAAGAAAAGCACAGGGAAGTTTTAATTTAACCGCAAAGATGGGATCGAAATTAACCCTTCCGAATGGTGACATTATTAGTAAAGCTTTCAGGGGGTTAGCAGAAAAGAACGCTGATTTATTTGGGCGTACAATTCGCGACGGGTTGCTTTCAGGAGAAACAACTCAACAGGTCGGGCGGCGTCTTCTGGGTCAATTGTATTTTGGAGAGAAAGCAAGGACAGCGAAACAACTCGCGTTAGCAGGTGGGGAAGCCACTAAAATGGCTAACCACCAAATTTCAACGCTTGTTCGTACTTCAATTCAACAGGTCAGCGATACAGCCGCGCAGTCGGTCTATAAACAAAACAGCGACATCACGGAAAGTTATAAGTGGATCGCGACGCTAGACAGCAGGACCGCGCCGCAGTGCATGATGCTTGATGGGCAAGTTTTCAAATATGGTCAGGGGCCGACACCGCCTCAACATTTCAATTGCAGATGTCGAACCGTTGCGACTATTGATTATGAAGGGTTAGGAATACCGCCGCCAAACTTCACGAGAAGCACAAGGGCCGCTGTTGGTGGGCCTGTTCCAACTGGAACTTCTTACGGGTCTTGGCTGCAAAAACAACCGCCGAAAATGCGGGCGAAAATATTAGGCGGCAAAGAAGTCACGCTTGCAAGTGGAAAGAAAGCATGGCGAGGCAAGTTTCAATATTTCGATAAGTTGTCGAAGAAGGTTGGTCCAGATAAAGCTATTGCGAAATTTGTAAGTTCAGACGGAAGTGAAAAGAGCCTGAAGCAATTACAAAAAACTTATGGCAAGCCGTCAAATATAAAACCAAAAGCACCAATCAAAAAGACAAAGCTTCTTTCAGATAAAGAGAAGAAAACACTTGCTGAGTTTGAAAAAATCAAACCACCTTCAAAAGCTTTACTTGCTAAAGAAGGAAAATATATGACTGAGGCGGAAAAGAAAGGGCTTGTTCCTTATAAGCCTTTGACAACAGCCCAAAAGAAAATGGTTGATAAGTCTGTTGTAGAAACTCAGGCGAAAAAGGTTGTTTCCGGAGATTTAAAACCAGAAGTTGCAACTCTTCAAAAGTTAGATGATTCTACAAAAAACACTCTGGAGAATTTCAAGAAAGCAGATTTAACAAATAAAAAGCATCAGAACTGGTTTATGAATCAAAAGCTTTTCAATGGGACATTGATCCCTAAAGGTAAATTTGACACGATCACACCTAAAGAACTCGGCAAGCTTGTAGAGAAAAAAGAACTTACTAAACTTCAAACGAAATATGATAAAGCCTTTAAAAAATTACTTAATCCTACTCCTGTCAAACCTAAAGCACCAATTAAAAAATGGGATGACGAATCCTTTATTCAAAAGAATATTGGAAGCACCAACAAGAAGACACCACCACCTCCAAGGTTGACAGCAAAACAAGGAAAGAAATCAACAGATGATCTTTGGTATAAATCGGACGTAAAAGATTCTGTGAAAAATTATGATATGACCAAAGTCCAATTTGATCAAACATCCGAGGTTATTAGTAATTGGACAGGGACGAATTTCGGAGAGATTCGAGCACTTCAAATAAAACAGGCAAAACTTGTAGGAAAACAGCTAAACCCTAATGAAATAAGACAATTAAAGAAATTCGAGATGTTTGAAGGGAGAAATAAAAATACAGTTAATACCATTGCTAGAGATGCCGACAGAATGGAACGGTATATCGCTAGAACTCCGAAATGGAAGGGAGGAACAAGAGCTGTTTATGATGGGAAGACTGTCAAACTTGGAGAGGCTTTTTATGATAAGCAGCCTAATGGAACCGTTTTCCGGGGGATGACTGTTAATAGTAAAAACATCGTTGAGGATGTTCTCCAAAATATAAAAGCAGGTGAGGCTGTGACAACGATGGAAAGTTGGTCAGCAGATCCTCGAATTGCAATCAAATTTGCAAAAGGAGAAATTGGACGTGGAAATCATGGGCTTGTAATGAGACATGTCAATAAACATGGATCACCTATTGAATATTTAAATGGAATGAATGAAAGCGAAATATTGCAACCTAGCGGAGTTCGTTACAAGCTTATTAGTAAGAAGACAAAGACTTGGACAAAGAAAGTTGATGGAGTTGCAGAAGATTTCTCAATGACTGAGGTTGTTTTAGAAGCTATTTAAGATAATCAGGCTCTTTAGAAAGTTTAATCGTCTCTGTTTCAATTCCTTCTGCTTTTAAAGCCTTGTCAAGATCTTTATCTATTTGGTCGTTGGTTCTGTCGTCCTCTGGGTCGATGTTGTAACTAATACCAATAGCCGTAAAAGGACTTCGGTCTATATAGGGTTCTTTTTTTGCCATAATGGGTTCAAGTGTGGTTCGTTTGTTTCTATCATGGCACGTAAAGGCAAAAAGGGCAAAGGTGCAAAGAAGAAGGGCTATTGTTAGTATATAAATGCAACCCTGCGGGTTTTCATGTCAGACGAACAAAATCGCGAAGCTGCGCCGAGCGATTCAAATCAAACAAATGTCGAAGATTTACAAGCTTTAGTTAAAAAGCTTGAAAGTCGTATTGATGCAACCGACATCAAGAACAAAGAACTCCTAGAAGAAAAAAGGAAGTTTAAAAAGGTCGAAGAAACTCTTTCGGGTTTACCTGAAGGAACCGACATCAATGAATTATTAACCTTTAAACAGCAAAGCGAGCAAGCGGAGCTGGAGCGTAAAGGGAAATATAGCGAAGCCTTAACGGCAAGGGAGGAACAATTCAGGGAAAGGGAGGCAAAGCAAAAAGAAGCAATTCAAGAGCTTGAATCTAAAGTTAAAAATCTTGAGTTAATCAATCCAGCCGTTCAAGCTTTATCTGAAGTCGTTCGAGATCCTGATCTTGTTTTGAATAATTTCTTGCCTAAAGAAAAGATCGAAATGAAAGATGGCGTTCCTGTTGTTATTGATGGATACGACAGACCACCCGTTACCGAGTGGATTAAAAATAAACTCGTCGAAGATAAGCGCGATTATTTATTAAAAGATCCTTCACCTCAAGGAAGCGGAGCGCCAGCAAGTCGAAGTTCTGCTTCTGGCAATGCTGCGGGCATTGATTCCGACCTAATGAAAAGGCTCGCTAATGGCGAGCATGATGTTGAACACGATATTTATAAGAGGTATGGTCGTGACGCTTGGTTAAAGGCTAAGGATATAATTTCTGCAAACAAATAAGATAACGCGCTAAGATAGTCGGTAACAGTTTCAAGGCTGCGCTGCGGACTGTAGCCCTGCGGGCGAATAATACACTTTCATAAATTTCGGCAATGGCCACGCTTAGAAGCGACGTCATTATCCCCGAGGTGTTTGAGAGCTACGTCAATGAAGAAACAACTAAAAAGGATGCCTTCTTGGCGTCTGGTGTTGTTCAACCAATGGCGCAGCTCAACGCATCCGAGGATGGTGGTGATTTCGTTAATGTTCCTTTTTGGAATGCGAACCTTAACAGCACATTCAAGGTTTTAACAGACAGCACTTCTCTTGTTCCTGAGAAGATCACAGCAGACAAGCAAGTCGCAGCGGTTTTACATCGTGGCGATGCTTTCGAAGCTAGAGACTTGGCAGCATTAGCGGCTGGTTCTGATCCTCTTAAGGCAGTTGGAACAAAGCTTGCTTCTTATATTGCTCACGAACGTCAGAAGGATTTATTAAATACTTTGGCGGGTGTGTTTGGTGATCTTTCTGCTCTTAATGCAGGAAACACCGCTTTCTCTGATTTAGCTGTTGATGCTTTAGCAGGTGATACAAGAACAGCATTAAGCCCCGGCCATATTGCAAAAGCAAAAGCAAAGCTTGGCGATCAAGGCGGAAAGCTTACCTCCATTTGTGTTCACAGCAACGTCTTTTATGACTTGTTAGAGCGCAAGATGGTTGATTTCGTTCTTGCTGCTGATACAAATGCAAGTGCAACCGCTTCAGGTGGTTCAATTGCTGCGGCTTACGGTGGCGAAGGCACTGTTCCTAAGTACTGCGGTTTGAACGTTATTGTTTCTGATGACGTAACAACTAAAGGCTCTGGAGCTTCAACAGTTTACGCGACTTATTTGTTTGCTAACGGTTCAGTAGGTAGCGGCCAGCAGGCAGGACTTAAAACAGAATTTGACAGGGACATCCTTGCCAAGTCTGATGCTATGAGTTTCGACCTTCACTACATTTATCATCCAATCGGATCTAAGTGGGCAGTGACTACAGCGAACCCTACAGCTAGTCAGCTTTCAACAGTTACTAACTGGAGCAAGGTATACGAAACCAAAAACGTTGGGATCGTAAGAGTGTCCAATTTATCTAATATGGACTAATGGCTAGTATTTTCCAACTTGAGAATCCTGTTTTTAACAGAGAGAACTCAAGCGTTGAACTTGTAGCAGCGTCCGACGCTGACACAACTTTGACAGCGGCTCAGTCTGTTAACAGTCTTGTCGTAATGACTCCTACAGGAGCGAAAACCGTTACTACAGCAACAGCAGCAGCAATTGTTTCCGAGCTTGGATCTGGTGTTCGTATTGGTACAACTTTCTCAATCACTTTGAGAAATCAAGCGGCCTCTACTCACGCTATGACTTTGGCAGGAGGAACAGGCGTTACTCTTGACGGTGATAACACAAACACCGCAGCAGCAGCAGCAACACGCGCTTTCTTGGGACGTGTTACAGCTATTGCAAGCGGCTCTGAAGCGATCACTGTTTACTCTGGTGTGACTTCTGCCCACTAATGGGATTATTCGCATTTAGGCGAAGGCAAGCAGAATTGGAGGCCGCTTCGACGGCTTCCTGTTCTACTGTCAAGGCAAAGCCAAAACGTAAAAGAAAAACCAAGCCTTTAACAAATGGCAATAACGATTCATCACACGGTCGGAGCGTCGAACGCGAACAGTTACCTAGCTCTGACTGATGCACAAGATTTAATTGATGGTCTTGTTGAAGATGACGACGTCGCTGCATGGGCGTCCGCAACAACCGACCAGAAAAACAGAGCTTTATATACTGCGGCGGTAAGAGTTGACAGTGAAAGATTTCTAGGCGCTAGGGCAACAGATACTCAGGGGATGCAATGGCCAAGAGAAGGAGTCCTAAAACCTGACACTTATAACCGTTCGATTGCTGGTTTTCCTTATACATTAACGGCGGATTATTATACAACTACGGAAATACCTGTTCAAGTAAAAGAAGCACAGGTCATATTGGCTGTTTACTTAAACAACAACAAAGCGGGTTTAGGACTTTCAGGTTTGGAAGATTATAAACGCGTCGGGGTTGGTGGAATTGCTGTTGAACCTATGAGTACGGGAGCTGTTGGCGCTGATCGTGTTCCGCCAATGTATGAAAGAACCTTAAGAGGTCTTAGAATAAGTGGGCCGGGTAATGTATCAATCAAACGGAGCTAAACAAAATGGGTTACGCCTATTCATCAGCGGTTATTATCACAGACACAAACGCCCATACAGGGAGGTTTGGGAAAATCACTTGCTTAACAGATTCGACTGTTACTTTGGTTTCTCCAAATGTCACAAAGAATGGTTCTTCAACTGTTTCTGGAATTGATCTAAAAGCAAGCACAGAAATTGAGGGAGTCTTCACAAGTATTACTCAGACAAGCGCGGGTTCTGTTATTGCCTATCATTTATAAATGGGACTTGAAACGGGCCTAAAAAAAGTCATCGGTAAAGTTGTCGCAACGACCGGCATCGGAACCTCTGTGACTTTTAGGCGCGTGACGATGGGAACGTACGACGTTAAGAACAGTAAAGTTAATCGCTCGACAAGTGATACTTCCTTGAAGGGTGTTTTGTCGTCTGTTAATCAACGGGAAGTTAATGAATTAATTCAGGGCGATGATTTAAAAATAATGATCGCCTCGGATGCTTTAACTGTTGAGCCTTCAACGACGGATGAACTTATTATGAGTGGAATAACATATCAAATTGTGAGAGTTGAAAAAGAAATTCAGGCGGGTATTTTCCTTAATTATGTTTTGTACTTGAGGGCATAATGTTTGACAACATTTCTATTCTTGATATGGGTCCAGAATATGAAAAGGAGTTGGATCAATTAATGCGCGTTTTGGTTTTAGAAGCCGATTCGTTAGTAAAACAAGGAACGCCAGTTGATACAGGAAGACTTGCGGCTAGTTGGCAGATAGGACAAAACGACACAAGCGGCGCACCAAAGCCACCGGGTAAATATCAAAATGCGGGGCCAGCTAAAGGAAGTAATTACATTGTCGGGAAAGAAAAAGTTGGAAATACTTATTACGTGCATAACAATTTGCCTTATGCGGAGCCTGTTGTTTTTGGGACAAGCTTGCCGCCTTCTTGGGGTGGAAAATATAGAAGCGGAAATAAGAAAAGAGGCGAAGCTATAAAACAAAAGGTTGGCTGGATTGACTTAATAGAAAAAGACCTTGAAGATAGAAGCAAGCAACTCTGGAAAGCGTGGGGTGGTAAGTAATGGCCGCGGCAGATTTAAACACAGTCAGATCGACGATTGAAACGCGTTTACAAGATGAACTCTTAACAGGCACTCCACCAATTACGGTCGTTTTTAATAACACGCCTTTTAAGCCACCAAATAAAAAAACTTGGGTTCAATGCGATATTAGTTTTGGTAGTAGTTCCTATGTTTCGATGGATCAGAATAAGGTTAGTGGCGTTGTTGTTTTTAATGTATTTAGTACGAAAGGAATGGGACCGGGTGAAAATTTTATTGTCGGGAAAAGGATTAGAGATCTTTATAATAAAGTAAAAGTTTCAGGGGTTTATTTTGATGCGCCTGTTGGCCCTGAAGTTTTTGTCAATCCCGAACCTGAATCATATTTTCAGACTCAGGTCAGGATCACTTTCGATATTTTCGAGGCGGTGTAAATAATGAAACAAGTCGGTATTGCTTTACGCCTTGAAACTGGACAGACAATCAATGGTCTGAAAAAAGTTGACGCGCAAGCAAAGAAATTCAATGGAACGATTAATAAGCAAGGTTCAAAATTAAAGGTTGTTCAAGGTGGATTAAAAGGAACAGCTCTCGGTTTTCTTGGGATAGGTGGCGCAGCTAAAGCGGCAACGCCGGGAATTGCTGGCGCGGGGATGGCGTTACATGCGGCACTGGCTCCAATCCTTCCGTTAATTGCGGCGGGTGCAGCATTACAGCAAATGTTTGGCACTTTAGTCAAACAAGATTTTGGAGAAGCAAAGTTTGAAACTCTAGGAGGTAATTCAGAAGATTTAGTCCATCAACTGAAAATGGTGTCGGCTGAGTTGAATAATCAAATTAGTGTTACAGAATTAACATCCGCTTCTTATGATGTTGCTTCGGCTGGTTTTAGTAAAGCCGCAGAGGCCGCGCAAGTTTTAAAGGCGGCAAGTCAAGGGGCAACGGGTGGCTTCGCTGATCTCAATACAACAGGAAATGCTTTAACAAGTGTTTTAAATGCGTATGGCGCCAGCGCTTCAGAGTCGCGCAAAATAATGGACCAATTCATTCAAACTCAGAACGATGGAAAGATAGTTGTCTCTGAATATGCGGATAATATTGGTAAGGTCGCTTCTGTGGCGGCAACCTTGAACGTCCCTCTGTCGGAAGTCAACGCGATTATTGCCCAATCAACTGCGGCAGGTGTAAAGGCCGAGACGGCTTTCACTGGTTTGAAGGTTTCAATGCTTAAGCTTGTAAGTTCACGAGGTCAGAAAAAACTAAAAGATTTCGGGGTTGATATAAGTGCAACGACAATTGAAGCGGAAGGATTAGCCGCGAACTTGGAGAAATTAAGCGGGATGGGTACTCAGGCTTTGACAGATATTTTTGGGGCGGAAGCGATTCAGGTTATGGCGCCGATATTGAAAGATATGGAAAGGTATCGAGAATTAGTCGAGAGTCAGGAAAAGGCTAATGGCGTTGCAGCTCGAGCAGCCTTTACAGCGTCGGATACTTTGCAAGGCCAAATAAAACGGCTTGGTGTTTCATTTCAGAATATTTTTGCAGAAGGTTCGGAGGCTGGCGAAATATTGAAGCAAACCATTCGCGCTCTTGCTATAGGGATTGACCTTCTTGCTGTCGCGGTGAAACTTGTAGCGGCACCTTTTCGCGCTGTCTTTCAAGTCATTAAGGGTATTAGTTCGGCGATTGGTGAGGCGTTTGGAATTGAACAAATAAATATTATTCAAGATTTTGAAAAGGCTTGGGCTAATTCTTTTATTGATCTTGAAAGGCGATTACAAAGAGCAATGGCGGCATCAAAACTATATGGACGCAACCTTGTCATTGCGATGAAGAACGCGTTTATTGATATACAGAACTCCATGCCAGCTTGGGCGAAGCGGATGTTTGGGGTTAGTGCTGAACCGATCTCAAGATTGCAATTTGAGACTTTAGATGAAAGTCAATTCGAACCAGAAACGTTTAAAAAGAACAAAGAAGAAAAACAAGAAGCAAATAAAAAAGCAGAAGCTTCGTTGAAAAAGCAAATTGAATTAACAAAATATTTAGACGAAGGATTTAAACAGGTTGGCGTTACTATCTCGCAAAGCTTGGCGCAAGGGATCAAAGGGCTAATAAAGGGCACTCAATCATTGGGTGAAATGCTTGGAAATATTGCAAATAAAATTCAGGATATGTTGATTGATATGGCCATCGGAGCAGCCTTTAAATATTTTGGTCTTCCGGGCTTTGCAGCAGGAGGAAAGCCGCCAGTTGGAAAACCTGCGCTCGTTGGGGAGCGTGGTCCGGAACTTTTTGTTCCTCGTCAGGCTGGAACAATTATTCCGAATAATCAATTAGGTGGAGGTGGTTCCGTCAATGTGTCCGTCAATGTTGATGCGTCTGGTTCTTCAGTTGAAGGTGAAGGCGACCAAGCCGCACAGTTGGGCAATATGATAGGGGCAGCAATTCAGGCTGAACTAGTCCGCCAGAAAAGACCGGGCGGATTATTAGCGGTTTAACTTATGGCAAATTTTCCTTCGATAAATCCAAATTACGGGTTAGCAAAATCTAGTAGTCCCCGAGTTCTTGAAGTCCGATACGGTGACGGTTATTCGAGTCGACTGGTTTTTGGATTAAATCAAGATTTGAAAATGTATCAACCAAGATGGGACAATTTAAGCGAGTCGGATGCCGACACAATTGAAGATTTTCTTGTGGCAAGAAAAGGACAGGAATCTTTTAGTTGGACACCGCCGGGAGATTCCGCAGGTAAATACATCTGTAGGAATTGGAACAAAACAATCCCTTATGCAAATAGAGCGTCTATTTCGGCTACTTTTCAGCAAGTAGCGGAGCCGTAAAGAATGGCAGTTGCAGCATGGGCCGCTAGTACTTCCTACAGCCTTGGCGACACAAGAAGAGGTGCAACAGACCAAATAACAGGTCTGTTTTTTAAAGTTACAACGGCCGGGACTTCTTCAGGTTCGGAACCTGACTGGCCTACAGATATAGGGTCAACAGTTACAGACAACAATGTTGTTTGGACTGCAATTAGTAGCGTTTATGAAGAGCTTTCAAAATTAGCTCCAAGCGCAATTATTGAATTATTTGAAGTTAGATTGTCTAATGATTTACACGGCTCAAGCGATATTTATAGGTTTCACAATGGATGCAATGCGAATATTAACGGCAATATTGTCTGGGATGGTAATCCATATTCAAGGCAGCCGGTAGAGGCTTCAGGCTTTGAATATTCGTCAACGGGCCAACTCCCTAGACCTACTTTAACTATTTCAAATTTAGATAATACAATCACAGCTTTATTGGTTGTTGTTAATACAACAACGACAGGGAACGACTTAACAGGAGCCGAGGTTAGGAGAATAAAAACACTTAAGAAATATTTAGACGGGGAATCTGCGGCGGACCCGAACGCTCAATGGCCTATGGAAATATGGTTTATAGATAGAAAATCTTCAGAGAACAGAAACATTGTTGAGTTTGAATTAGCAAGCAAATTAGATTTGCCGGGCGTAAAAATTCCAAGAAGACAAATGATCGGAAATATTTGCCAATGGGCTTACCGTTCTGGCGAATGTGGTTATACAGGTTCTAACTATTGGGATGTAAATGATAACGTTGAATCTTCTCTAGCAAATGACCGTTGTGGAAAAAGGGTTGATTCTTGTAAATTAAGGTTTGGGGCCGATAGCACTTTGCCTTTTGGTTCTTTCCCTTCAGCAGGAAGACAAACTTGAACCTAACAGAAAGTATAAAGAAACAGGCTTTAGCTCATGCTAAGGAAGATTTTCCAAATGAAGCTGTTGGATTAGTTCACGTTGTAAAGGGAAAAAATAGATATTTTAAATGTGAAAACATAGCGGAAACCCCTGACGAACATTTTATATTAAACCCAAAAGACTACTTAGAAGCAGAAAAGAAAGGAGAAATTACAGCAGTAATACACAGCCATCCAAAAACAAACCCTGCTCCAAGTCCGGCCGATATGGTTGCATGTGAAGCATCAGGATTACCTTGGTTTATTGTTAATCCAAATACTGAAACTTGGGGATCATATAAACCGGCGGGTTTTGAGCTTCCTTATGTTGGGAGAGAATTTTCTCATGGGATTGTTGATTGTTATTCTTTAGTAAGAGACTTTTATAAAAGAGAATTTGGTCTTCAATTAAACGATTACAATAGAAGAGATCAATGGTGGGAGAAAGGTGAAAATATGTATTTAGACAATTTTGCAAAGGAAGGTTTTCTTTCTGTTGACTTGAGTGGCGTGTCTTATGGTGATTTATTTTTAATGCAATTAGAAAGTCCGGTCCCTAACCATGCAGGGATTTATTTAGATAATGGCATTGTGCTTCATCACGTTCAGGGAAGATTATCGTCTAGGGATGTGTACGGCGGCTATTATCAAAAGGTCACGGCTAAAGTTTTAAAACATGAAAGTCGTTAAGGTTTACGGGGCATTAAAAAAACAGCTAGGAGGTCAAGGGACTTTTGAGCTTGAGGTAAATACTCCTGCGGAAGCAATAAAGGCTTTGACTGCTAATTTTAAAGGATTAGCCAAATGGATGATTGAAAGCGAAGAACATGGGGTTGGGTATAGAGTTCAATTAGGAACTGAAACTGTAAAAGAATCAGAAATAGATACTTTGCTTTTACCTTGGAGTGACAGAGAAGTTTTTTCTATTACTCCAGTTGTTACAGGTGCAGGGAGAGGACTCGGTTCAATATTGCTAGGGGCTGCATTGATTGGGCTTTCGTTTTATACCTTTGGTGGAGCTGCCGGGGTTTTTGCTGGCACTGGTGGAGCCGCCGGCTCTTGGGGTGTTGGTGCTTACGCAGCAGGCGCTTGGGGATCGAAAGCTTTAGGAATGGTGGGGCTTTCTTTGGTTCTTGGCGGAGTCAGTACGATGCTTTCCCCTCCACCTCCTGAGTTGAATATGAATGAAGCAAATAAGTTACAGAATTATAGTTTTAGTGGAGTTACAAATACGGCTCAAGTTGGCACAGCTATCCCAATAGCTTACGGTCGTTTATTTGTGGGCAGTTCTGTAATAAGTTCCGGCCTAGATGTTGACCATGAGGTTTAAATGACTGAACTCAGAGGATCAGGAGGAGGAGGAGGAGAAAAAGGCGGAGGCGGTAATAAAACCCCGACCGAGGCAGATGATTCGCTTCAATCGGTTCAATATGCAAAAGTTTTAGACCTGCTTTCAGAAGGTCCGATACAAGGATTAGATGACGGTAATAAATCCATCTATCTTGATGGGACTCCTGTTCAAGATTCATCTGGTAATAATAATTTTGAAGGTTATACAATCGTCACTAAAAACGGGACACAAGATCAAACATATATTTCAGATTTAGCAGGAAATGAAACGGAGGTTTCTGTTGGATTGCAAGTTGGATACTCAAGCTCTGTAACTCGTCAAATTACGTCGACAAACACAGACAGAGTTCGAGTCACGATTAAAATCCCAATGCTTAGGAAAGTAGAGGATGACGGAGATATTGTTGGCTATTCGGTAACAGTTAGGATCGAAGTTCAATATAACGGCGGTGGATTTAATACAGTAAATGAAGAAAGTATTGCAGGTAAATCAAGTAATACATATTTGAGAGATTATGTTTTTCCTTTAACGGGTGCTTTCCCTGTTGATATAAAAGTTGTTCGGGTTAGTGCTGACGATTCATCTGCTAAACACAGCTCTCAAACATGGTGGAATAGTTACACGAAAATAATTGATGAAAAATTTAGATACCCTAATTCTGCTTTAACGTTTCTTCGTTTTGATAGTCGATCCTTCCAAAATATTCCAACCAGAAAATATAAAATAAGAGGAATTAAAGTCAAGATTCCAAGCAATGCAACAGTCATCACTTCCACGAGTGCAGGTGTTGGAGAGTCTCAACTCGGACGATTAACCTACAGCGGTATTTGGGATGGATCTTTTCAAGCTGCTACTTGGTGCGCGGATCCTAGTTGGTGCTTATATGATTTATTAATTAACTCTAGATATGGGGTAGGTCTTGAAGAAAGCACATTAGACAAATGGGATTTCTATACGATCAGTCAATATTGCAATGAACTCGTTTCTGACATGAAAGGAGGTCAAGAGCCTCGTATGCTCTGCAATCTTTTAATCAATTCAAGAGATGAAGTTTATAACGTTATTCAGCAAATGACCTCTTTGTTTAGGGGTCTTAGTTATTACGGGGCGGGTAGCGTTGTAATGGTTCAGGATTCTCCACAGGATAGTCAATATCTTTTAGGCAATGCCAACGTCATTGATGGCTTCTTTGAATACTCTGGAAGTTCTCAAAAAGCAAGGCATACAACATGCGCGGTAGCTTGGCAAAATTACGAGACTTTAGGTGAAGTTCAATTTGAATATGTAGAGGATGCGGATGCGATTGCTAAATATGGAATTATTGAAAAGCAGGTAAAGGCCCTCGGTTGTTATTCACAGGGACAGGCTCACAGAATGGGCAGATGGTTATTAAAAAGCGAACAGCTTCTTACTCAGACTTGTACCTTTTCCGTTGGTATTGATTCAGGGATAGTTCTAAGGCCGGGCATGGTGATTGATATTGCTGACAGTTTAAGAGCAGGGGAAAGAAGGTCGGGCCGTATTAGTTCAGCAACTACAAGCGCAATTGTGGCCGATAGTTCTGAAAATTTATCAAATATAAATCTAGGTCTTAGCCCTACTTTGTCCGTAATCATGCCCACGGGATTAGTTGAGACGAAAACAATTTCTAGTATTAGTGGGACAACAATCAACATTAGCGGAACTTTTTCGCAAGCTCCTACAACTCCAAACCTTTGGTTGATTCAAACATCAGATATTCAGTCACAACAATATCGAGTTATTTCTGTTTCTGAAAACAATGACAGAACAGCCTTCAGCGTTACAGCTCTTGAATACAATTCAAGTATTTACGGTGCAATTGATTCGGGTGAGGATATTGTTCTCAGAGATATTAGTAACTTAACTCTTGCTCCTAATCCTGTAACGAATTGCAGAGGGGAACAATTCTTATATTCAGAAGGTCAGGGCGTTTTTGTTGGCTTTGACTTTGACTTCCAACATGATCGGGTTAACGTCGCTGAATATCGAATTAGCTACAGAATAGACAACGATAATTGGCAGGTCTTGTCAACTTCGACTCCTTCGGCAACTCTTAGAAATGTAAGGGAAGGAGTGATTTATATTCAAGTTCAGGCTTACAACACACTAGGAAAAGGTAGCCGGATTACAACGTTTGAAAAAGACTTACCCGGCAAGTCTGCTCCTCCCGATGATCCCACCGGATTCTCAATGATCCCGACTAATGGGTTGGCCCGACTTAGTTGGACTCAATCGACGGATCTTGACGTTATTGTTGGCGGTCTAGTGAGATTAAAACATTCGCCTGAGCTTTCCAACGTAACTTGGGCAACTGGCACGAGTATTCATAGTGACTTAACAGGAACAGCAAAAGAGGCTTATTGCACGTTAAAGCAAGGAACTTATTTGATGAAGTTTGTCGACGCAACAGGAAACGAAAGCGTTGGCTATGCAGGAGTTGAATTTACAAAGCCAGATTTAGCAGATATGGAGCCGCTTACTTTGCAGCAGGAAGATAATGCTTTTTCTGGATCTAAAACGAATTTGACGGTTGCAAGTGGTGAGTTATTAATGTCTGCTGATGGTGGAAGTTCTGACGGAAATGCAACTTTAAATACTTCAGGAACTTATTTATTCCAAAACAACCCGATTGATTTAGGTGATGTTTATTCTGTCGAGCTAGAGACAACACTGAAAGCTAGGTCGTTCTTTCCGTATGCAGATTATGTTGACACTTGGACCGATTGGGATGAAATCGCCAGTGTTGACGGCACAACTCCCGCTAATTGTGATGTGAAGTTATACGTGAGAACAACACAGGAAGCAAACCCTTCTAATAGCGATTGGACTAGTTGGAGAATTTATAATAATGCTCAGATTAGTTGTAGAAAATACGAGTTAAAAGCAGAATTTTCAACAGGTGGAAACTTGGAACAGATCGCTGTAAGCCAATTAAGAGCGCAGCCATTAATGGGAAGAAGAACAGAATCAGGAAGTGGAACAGCGTCAAATAGTGGAGATTTAACAGTCACCTTTGGAAATAAATTTGCAAACGTTCCCGCCGTTGGTATCACCTTCAGTGCTACAACGACTGGAGACTATTACACGCTTGCATCAACAAGTGCTACTAATTTTACGATCTCGATCTACAATGCAAGCAACGCCCGACAAGCAAGAGCTTTTACTTGGACGGCCACAGGATACGGAAAAGGTTAATTAACTAATGGCACAAGTTTCAGTTGGCAATTATCCAGTACCTAATTCCACAGGTGCAAACGTAAGGGCCGATATAAATGAAAACTTAGATGATCTTTTTTCTACAAGTTCAGGATCAACGCCACCCCCGGCCGCAGGTTCAGCAACGGGCCAACTCTGGATTGATACAAGTACAAGTCCCGACACTCTGAAAGTTAAAACAGGCTCAGGCACAACGTCGTCAAACTACACAACGCTCGGAGAGATTGCCACCAATCTTGGACATGCGTCTTCCTCTAGCCCAACTTTTACGGGGAATATTGGCTTTCCTGCTGGTTCAAATTCTAGTTTGCCAATTAGAAATGCAGCAGATACAGACACAGGAATTTATTGGGGTGCAGCAAACGAACTAGATATAAGGGCAGGCGACACAGATGTGCATACTTTCAGCTCAACAGCAAGTGAGCCAAAGCTTCCGCTAAGAGGTTCAAACGGGAGTAATTCAGCCCCATCCTTAAGCTTCGCATCTGATACAGATTTAGGTTTATACAGATCGGCGGCTAATACTTTAGGAATAACAACTGGAGGAACAGAAAGAGCATATTTTAGCAGTGTTGGACTTAGCCTCAAAAGCCAGAATGTTCTTCGTTTATACGATTCAGACAGTTCTAATTATGTAGCAATTCAGGCTCCAAGCACGATTGGATCAAACTATACTCTCTCTCTTCCAGCCGATGACGGAGCAGATGGAGAGGTTTTAACCACGAATGGAAGTGGTGTATGTGATTGGGGTTATCCTGCAAAATTAGAAACAGCTCGGACGATCAACGGTGTTTCTTTTGATGGTTCGGCAAACATTACGATTCCTGCCGGAGGGTCTGGATCTGGAAGTGCGGGTCAAGTTGTTTCAACAACAAAGACAGATGCAACAACAGGCACAACTTCTGGCGGTGTTGTTAATGCAATCTCTGGCCTTTCTGTTGCGATTACTCCTACTTCAACAAGTAGCAAGGTTCTCGTCATTGCAACAATCTCGGCGGCAACAACAACTCGATATACAGATTGGTTCTTTTCAAAAGGAGGGACAAGGATTTCAGCATTCAAAGGTGATGCCGCAAGTAATAGAAATAGATCAACAAGTTCTCTTGGAATGGTTAATTACGGAGGGCATGAAGAATGGGCCAACTCACCGATTGTTATTTACAACACAACCCTGAGTTATTTAGATAGTCCAAGCACAACGAGTGCAACAACTTATGCTGTAGGTGTTCACCTTTTTTATAGTTCTAGTGATACATGGTCAGTAAACCGTTCAGTTCAAGACACTGATGCAAGTTATGGAGCTAGAACAGTTAGTACAATTACAGCAATTGAGGTTCTTTAGATGGCCTACCTAGATCATGAAGCGATTTTAAAAGCTTACCCAAACGTTACTCTTGTTGATGATAAGGAGGGAGCGAAAGACAAAGATGGGAATGCTGTTACTTTAGAAGACTCAACGGTTGAGGCGGCAAGAACTCAACTTGATTCAGATGCGGCAAAAGTGAAATATAAATCTGATAGAGCTAATGCCTTTGCCTCTATTGGTGAACAATTAGACATGCAATATTGGGACGCATTGAACGGAACAACAACGTGGAAGGATCATGTTGCTAAAGTAAAGGCAGATAATCCAAAGCCTAGTTAAAAATGGCTATAGCACCGGGGACTTATGACATGACGATTCAACGAGCGTCAGATCATAACGTCAGCATGACGTTAAAAGATTCAGATGGGGCTGCTGTTAATCTCAATGGTTACACGGTACAAAGTCAGGTTTGGGATTCAGGCAGGACATCGAAAGCGGCTGATGTTACGATCACCTTTACAAATCAATCCAATGGTCTTTTTGATTGGAAATTGACTGATACTCAGACAACAACTTTTACGGCTGATGAGTATAAGTATGATCTGTTATTAACAAATGGTTCGGGGCTGAAAGAATATTGGTTAGAAGGTACTATTTATATGGATCAAGGATATACAAGATGACAACAGTAAACATTACGACCAACAAAAACACTGTAACTGTTGACGAAAGTAATAGTTCAGTCATCACGGTTGCAACTGTCGGGCCTCAAGGGCCAAGTTTCTCATCAACTGACGCAGGGTTAAATGATGGAAGTAAGGTAAATAAAAGTATAATTTATTATGATAGTAGTGCTTCAAGCTATAAAGCGGACAGCACATGGACAACAGACACTTTAACTAACGGAGGAAACTTCTAGTGGCTAACACGATCAGGATTAAGAAAAGAGCTGCTAGTGGTTCAGATGGCGCACCGTCAAGTTTATTTCCTTCAGAATTAGCATTCAACGAAAGTGATTTAAAACTCTATTACGGTTTTGGAGATAACGGTTCAACTCCACCTTCGGCCAGTTCAATTATTACCGTTGGTGGATCTGGAGCGTTTTTTAATAAGACAGATACAAGAACAGCAAACACGGTTCTTGTTGGACCTGCCAGTGGGTCGGCTGCCGCACCGACTTTCAGGGCTTTAGTTGCTGCTGACTTCTTAAAGCTAAATGAGTTTACGGTTCCTGATGGTGCTGTTTCTCTAAACAGTCAGAAGATCACAAACCTTGCGGATTGTACTGCTGACAATGATGCTGCAAATAAGGGCTACGTGGATGGGGTTGCTCAAGGATTAGATATTAAAGATTCTTGTGTGGTTGTTTCTACTTCAAACATAACGTTAAGCGGAACTCAAACAATTGATGGAGTTTCTCTATCCGCTAATGATCGTGTTCTTGTTGGAGGTCAATCGACAGCTAGTCAGAACGGTATTTATAAAGTCGTAAGTGGTGGAAGTTGGACAAGAGCCGACGACATGGCTGCAGGTGCCGATGCTGCTGGAGCGTTTACATTTATTGAACAAGGAACAACTAACGCAGAAAATGGTTGGGTATGCACAAGTGATAAAGGTTCAGCAGTTGTAGCGTCGAATAATCTTACTTTTGC